GATACAATCAACCAGTGCGCTTTTGAGCCTCCTAAATTGACGTGCACCCGTACGACACAAGAGCGCATAGGATTTCCGTACATTAGCAACGCGTTTCCCCGAGGAGGGGGAGGGTGAGGGTGAGGGGGATAAAGTTTTTTGTGACATTATTTTATATTTCGTGTTCACTATTATACTATTTATTAGTTTAAAATAAATATTCAATTTTTTTCGTTTTTACCTTATATTTCCATTTTATATAATTGTAACTAATATTTTAAAAAATTAAATAAAAAAGTAAAAAAAACTATTTCTCATATAAATAAAAATATTTTCATATAATAATAATAATAATAATAATATAAAAATGCATTTACAAAAATTAACATTTAATTTAGCCTATATATTACTTATTGGTTCAAGTATTTTAACTGGTTTTGAATCATTAAATACATTTACAAAAGAAATATTACCTTTAAAATATATTTTAAGTATTGAAACGTGTGTTACTATAATTGCTAGTATTGCCTATGCTTTTTTAACACAATCCTATGCTACAAATCAAAATTTTGATTTAACATTTTACAGATATCTAGATTGGTTTGCTACAACACCTTTATTATTATTATCATTAATTATATATTTATCTTATCTTAAAAATAAAGATGAAAATAAACAAACGCCAGAAACAGAAGACGATACATTTAATATAATTTTAAAAGATAAAAAAATAATAATTATTATGTTATTAAACTTTTTAATGTTAGTCTTTGGATATATGGGAGAAACTAAATTAATAAATTATATTCTTGCTAATTGTTTAGGATTTATACCTTTTATTATAATGTTATATCTCATTTGGACTAATTATTGTCATTCTAGTAATATAAATGTATTTATCGCATTTAGTATCATCTGGAGTATGTATGGTATAGTTTATTTTTTTGATAATAATAGTAAAAATATTAGTTATAATATTCTTGATATTATTGCTAAAGTTGGCTTTGGTCTTTTAATATGGTATCAAGTTGTTCAATATAAATTAAATACAATAGATAATGAAACTAAAGATGAAAATAATTGAAGATAAAAGAATAAAATTTATATTAGCACAATACTAATGAATGAAATTTCTATAAACATAGCGTCCAGAAGCAATACCTATTATAATACCTAATAAATTAATCATACATAATATAAAACTATTATTACCATAGGTTAAATAATGTTCACTATCTTTCATCTCGGGATTACCATTAAAATACATTCCGTAATTTAAGCCAGTATTAGAAATAGGTGGGAGAATAGCAAATACAATAATAAATCCTAATATTGTCATCATATTTGATTCCATAATAGCAAAATACATACCAAACCCTGATATAATTGCTATAAAAAATTCTATACTAAAAAAATTTTTTTTAAAATTATTTCGCATTTCCATTTGTTCTGTAGGTTCTGATACATAAGCATATTCAGCATTAACATATCCTATTATAAATGAAACTAATAATGTAATAGATATTATTATTAATGCTTGTATTAATACCGTTGGTAATTTTTCAAACTTATTCGTTGCTATTAAAAAACTAATGGCAATCATTGGATTAATTATAACTGATATAATTGAACTTGCTAATACATAATCCACATTATTCAATAATAATCCTGCTGAACATACAATGACAGCAATGGATAAGAAAATTACATTTACATAATTTAATTTAAAAATATTTATTTTATATTCTTCTAATTGTTTATCTATTGTAATTTTTGACATTTTAATATTTATATAATTTTAAATTTATTAAAAAAAATATTGTTTTTACTTTTATAACAGATTTTTTTTGTAAAATTTGTAGTTTAATATTTTCTTTTTTTATTTTATATCTTATAATATAAATTATTATTATTTAAAAATAATTATTATTTAAATAATAATTTATAATTATTAATAATTTATAATTATTAATATATAATATTCTAAAATGGCTTTACCTACTGATGAAATAATAACAAAATTTAAATTATTCTGGCAATACCCAGTTATTACAGAAGAAACATTTTATAAACAAAATAAAAATAATGAAAACTATATTGGATTACCTTGGGCTACAATAATTGATAAACGCTATAATTTAAATATTATATTAAACTTATTAAAACCTTATTTAATTCATATTTTTAATAATAATAATAATAAAAACAAAAAAGAATATTATACTTGTTGCCAACATATTCATTTTAGACAATTACTTGTTTTATTTAAACTATTGAATATTAAAACTGTTTATAGTCCTCATAAAGTAATAAATGAAAATTATATTAATGAAATTAATATTAAACCCTGTCCTCTTTATGCTGCTAATATAGAAGACTCTCATCGTAATCAATTATTTCAAACGATTGATTTTCTTACAATTAAACGCAAATTTTTATATAGTTTTCAGGGTGCTTATGATAAACAATGTTATTTAACAGATATAAGAGACCAAATATTTAAAATGAAACATCCTGAAAATTGTTATATTAAAAATATTGGATTGTGGCATTATAATAACATAGTATATACTACAAAACAAAATAATGATAAAGAATTAAATGAAACACAACACCATATTAATAATACAAATGAGTATAATCAATTATTATTAGACTCGGAATTTAGTTTATGTCCTTCTGGTTCTGGACCAAATAGTATTCGTTTATGGGAATGTTTAGCCATTGGAACTATACCAATTGTTCTAGCAGATACTTTAGAATTACCAACTCATAACTTATGGGAAGATGCTATTATTAGAATAAAAGAAAAAGATTTAAATACTCTTCCTGATTTATTATCAACACTTAATGAAACTAAAAAACTTGAAATGAGAAAAAAATGTATTGAATTATATACTTATTTTAAAGATAATTATAAAAATGAGAGTAAGGAGAGTAAGGAGAGTAATGAAGTTCAAACGATAGTTCATTATTGTTGTGGAAGTTATGATATTGGGGATTTTGGAGGTGTTGCTAGATATGATTCGCATATAAAATTAGCATTTCCTAATCGCATATTTTTTAAAGGTCCCGAACAAAAAACTCAAATGTTAGAATATTTATATAGTGTTAAAAATCCTATAGTTATAACAGATAATCATTTAGTATGTGATATACCTAATAAATATAAAACCTATTTAGTTCATCACGGTGTAGCACAAACACACGCTGAAAGAGAACCTGGTTGGAATGATTATTGGAAAAATCTTTGTTGTTCAGGACAAGAAAAAATGCTTTATTATAGAAAACCTGAAACTACTAGTATAATTAGCATTTCACAATTTTGCACTGATGAGTTTACTCACTATTATAAAGATACTTATACTAAATTTAAAAATACTAAACTTTTACATACAACAGAATTTGATGAAACTAGATATAAAACAAGTTGGAATAAAAAACCTATTATTTTAGGTAATTGGAAAGATGTCAATAAAGGCTCACTTATTATACAACAATTGAAACATAATATTAATGATTATGAATTTAGACAATTAAATTCATATCCTTTAAATATGAATGATATAGATTCTTGGATAAAAAGAAAACAAACAAATTATTTAGAAAGCGACTTATTCTTACAACTTTCTTTATGTGAAGGTTATTCTTATGCTACTTTAGATGCTCTTATGTGTGGTATTCCTGTTATTTCTTCGAATGTAGGTTTATTTTATAAAGATATACCTGAAGATTGTTTTGTTAAACTTGATTGGGAAAGAAATAATGACTTAACTTATGTTGAAGAAAAAATAAAGTATGCTTGGACCAATAAAGAAGAAATTGGTAAAAAAGGAAGAGAATGGGTTTTAAAACATTGTAATATGAAAGATTGGATTAAACAAATTAAAACACTTATTAATTAACTAATTCTATTTTACATAATATAAAAATATATTTTTTTACTATATTAATAAATAATTTTTAATTTTTATTATGAAATGGACCATTTTTTAAATGATACCAAAGAATACTCTAGTAATAGTAATAATAACACTAATGATGATGTAAATGTAGAAATAACACATAATATAGAATATCAACTCAATAAATTTAGTAATACTGATTATTTAAAACATAAACATATACCAGAAAAAGCACTTTTTACAAATGAAGACACTATTCATAAACTAAAATCATTTTATAATACAAATTGTGATATACCATTACTTATTTATGGTAAAAAAGGTATTGGGAAACTAACGTGTATTATTAATTTATTAGTTAATATACCTTGTTATTTACCAACATTTAACAATGAAGATAAATTAAATAATATTAATTATTTTAAACTATTTGACAATGACTATCCAAAATTACTTTTTTATGAAAATATATTTTTTTTAAATCTTAAAGTTTTACATAATAATACTGATATTTTAGAAAACTTAGAATTCTTATATAAATTATCTAAATCCAAAAATTTTGATGAAAATGAAAAAAAAATTATAATTCTTTCTAACATTCAAGTATGTAATAAAGAAGCACAACGCTATATTAGTTTTATGATTGATAAAATATCATTACATAGTTCTTATATTTTTACATCTAATACATTAACACAAATTGATAATAAAATAAGCACATCTTGTTCTCCTATTGAATTTAAACCATTAAATGAAGTGTCATTTTGTAAAATATTCAAAACTAATTTTAAAAAATCATTTTACGATAAAGAAAATTCACAAATTATATTAACTAATACAATACTTAAACAATTTTATTCTATTTATACTTCAAATAATTATAATATTGGAACAACTATAGCACAAATTAAATATAATATTGATGTTAATGGTATTGATTTTTTAAAAGATAAACAAAATACACTATCATTATTATCATTAATCGTAAAAAAATTTATTAAAACAAAATTAATATTATCTACAGTTAATTCAGCCTTGGATATACGCAAATTTTTATATACATTAGTTTCTTTAAATATTGATTTAATTGTATTTGTTAAAGAAGTAATTAATCAAT